CATCACTGTAAGCATTCCCCCAGGTCAAAAGGTGCGTCTGCCCAACCTCGCGCCAGTGTAGCGAGTCTGTGTTCTTGTTTGGTTGGTTGTGCATGAGATCATATAAGCGTTCGCTTACAGCCCGCTTTTTTGATCCATCTTTCCCGGTTTCATAAAGGATCAATGGCAGGCTGGCCAGATCCCCGGCAATCAGAGACACACAAGAAAAAACAGCCAGATATTTAATGGCTGTCTCTTCATTTACGGGCACACCGGCTTTGGTTGGGCCTCCGCCAATGGCGTTATACCAAAAGTCATTGTAAGATGATAATGAGCCCCCGCCTACAATGTTGTTTCTCAGCTCTTTTGCTAAAAATCCCATTATCACCCTTTTTTAATAAAAACAGGCGCAAATTCGCCGAATGCTCCCAAAAAAAAGAAAATTGCACCGATTACGGACAAAGAAAAGCCCAAACCGCGCAAAAGGAAAAGGCCATATCCGATAAGGATACAGCCTAAAAATATTAAAATGCTGAATAAGCCTATTTTTTCCAATATCTTCATAGATTGCATTTAATGCACAAGATATGGATTGTTTCAAGTGATAAATTCTATATGTGGAATAAAAATGGAAAAGCGCTCATAAACTTATTGTCATGAGCGCTTTTATTTATAAAACAGCTTGCTTATTATAGTCTAAATTGAATTCCCTTTCAGGTTGTCAGGTTCGATTCCAAATGATTTGTCCAGGTCTCTTTTTTTCATAATAAATTCTCCTTTGCAAAGATTAATTTAAAATTGGCATACCGCCTAAAGCTAAAACTTATTCTTATTTTTTTGTTGTGTCAAGGGCTATTTAATAAAAATGGAAAATGGGCTTTTTAGGCCCCTTGGATTGAAATTATTTGCTATCTCTTAAAGCCTTTTGGTTGTCTATTTTTCGCTTCCTGGTCGGCCATAAATGCCAATGGCAATCTATTTCCGGTTGCACTTCCAATATTATATATTTTTTCCAATTCTGAGACATGCTCACTCAATGTTGCTTTGTTTTCAAGCTTTGCACGATGAACAGATATTTTTTGTTTTAGCCTGTCAATAGAAAGCTCATCAACCCTCAACACCTTTGATATCGCACGAACAAAGGCGTTATTTGATGCAAATTTAATTCCACATTCTCTCGCATGTAAAACGACATCCTTTACATCATTTGCATGAACCATATCTCCAAGTTTATATCTTCCGTCTTTAAATGCATTGACTTTATTTGAAGAGTTCGCGCTTTCCCCCGACAACAAAGATATCGAAACGCCAAGGGGTATTCCTGTGGCCTCCATGTATTCTTTTATTGCCACATAATTAACATTCCCTATTCTTATGAAGGATTCAAGATAATCCTTTGGAGTCCATGGGTTTGTAGCCTTTTCAAGCTCATGTATGGTTGCCGTATCATCACATACAACAAATTTTACAGGTATTCCAAGTTTTTTGGCAACAACAAACCTATGGTGACCGGCCTTTATTTTTAAAGTTCCACTGCCATTTTTCATTACGTGCATAGGGTATGCGTCTATCCATCCTTGACGCCTCATGGACACCTCAAGGTTTGATATTTTAGTAACATCCCTGTTGAAATCGCTTATTTCAAATCTTGAATAATTTGTTGTTGACTGTATTATTTTATTCATGGTACATTACTCCTGTAATTTATTGTTAATCCAGCTTATGACCCTATTAAGAGCTTCAATCTTTTTAGGGTCTTCTTTTCTAATCCTACTCAACTGACTAATGGCAATAGTTGCAAACTGCATGGCCTCCGTTGAATTGTCCACATATTCCGGCATAACCTCCTTTTGTTTAGGTTTTTTATTTAATCCATAAAGTGTTTGATCCTGCAAGGATGGTTCCGGTTTCTTTTTATGGTCAATTACCTCCTTGTCTGATTTATTTTCCCGCCAATTTTTTAAACCGTCGTTGGGTGGTGGTTCTGGGTTATTTTCTATTATGTCACTTTGACATTTTAAACCTTCTTTATATCTGACACGCTGAGTTAGCGCCTCATTGCTCACCAGATCCCCCGGCAATGCCTTCCGGTTGATATTCTCAGCAAGCGCCCTGGTCACCGTAGCAGTTCCGGCCCCGGTCTGAGCTTCGGCCATTTTTACGATATGGACAAGGGTTTCATTACACAAAGAGCATTTGCCTTTGGCCTCTTCCGGCAATGAGTTTATAAAATCGGTCAATTTTTTAATTGTTTCAGAATTAACCCTTCCCATTTTTTAACTCCTGTTTTTTATTAATACGATTAAATTCTTTTGCAAAAATCAAATCAATCTTTTGAGATGAAATAGAGCTTTCATTAAAAAGAATTGAAATAGCTGTCCTGATCTGCTCAGAAAGGCTTATTTCATGCTGCTTTGACTCTTCTGTTAATAGTCTATGCTGCTCGTCTGTGATTAATATGCTTATACGTTTCATGTGTTAATGATACTCCATTAATGCGTTATGTCAAGTCTTATTTTTCACTCTCAGCTCTTCCCGCGTAATATCCTTAAATCCGCACTTCAAACACTCGTATCTCCTGACCCTGGCAAAATCTCCGTCCGGCCTGGAGTCGTATATCTTGAGCTTTGCTTTGCAGATGGGGCACAACATTTGACCTCCTTTTAGAACAATAATCCCTGGACATTTTGTGTCAATAACATTAATCAAAAAAAATCACGGCAGATCATTTTAGGGCAAGCTTTATCTCACCTATTACCGTATGAGACAAGGCGCGTTGCCTAAAACCATCTCTATTTAACCTTACAAAGTTAATTCCGTGAACCTCTGCTCCCGTTTTGTTTTCAAACTTTCCAACCGCAGATAAAAGTTCTTCAATGAATAATTCCTTCGGTGTTTTTTCCATGTCATGCTCCTTTAATCAAAAAATATTACGGCCGGCTGGGTATTATCCTCAACTTCGGGCAGCTCGGCCCCATTCATTGCCATGGCCATCGCCACCGTTCCATCAATGCGCCCGGTTGATTTTTGCTTTTCAAATTTTCGGTTATTCGCTGGATCAAAAGCGACAATCGTGTTTGCAACACAGTTTGTTAAGACCGGATTACCACCATGCCTGGCCCTGGAATCTGTGAAGATATCCTCCACGGCTTCAATGGCAGGGTTCATATCTTTAAACCCCTGGCCATGGGGAACAAGGCAAAGACTGCTCTCGCTTTGCGCTTCTTCCTTGTCCTTGATATGGCTTTCGCACCCTGTTTTATCCAATGCCTTTTGAAAGTCCTCAATGCGCCATCTGTCAAATCTTAATTCTGAAATATGATGAAGAGAATGCAATTCATAGACTTTCTGAGCGATATATTCGTAATCAATTATTTTCCCAGGGCAGGCTTCGATATATCCCTGATCAATCCAAGTGTCATAAGGCACCCTGTCTTTTTTCTTGTGTTCCTGGATCAGGTCAGCCGGTTTCCAGAAGTATGCAAAGAGGTTATGATATCTCAGATAGAAGGCATCTAAAACCAAGGATGAAAGGTCATTTTTCCCGGAAAGGTCAAGTCCTGCTGTTATCCGTCCTTTTGACAGTGCGTCTGGATCAGGAATAGCGCTGTTTTTCTTCCATAAACCAATTGACATAAAGGGGCTGTTTGTTGAGATCCTCTGGTTTAATCGCAGGTTTCTAAACCCTGGCTCACTTGACGGCATATTTTGTGCTGTATTTGCCGCCTCAATCATGTCGGCTTCTGAAAGGAAATCTCCCAGGGCAGGGTTTGACAACTTCCACCCTTCCCGGTCCATAATGTCATAATCGTCTGGAGTCGTGAAGAAAAACAGCTTGACGGCAGGATCTTCTTTGCCGGCTCCCAGGGCATAGTCTATTTCCTGAGACAATACGGCCAGATCATCCGCAGCCTGTGTTGATATGATCCACAACAAGGGTTCTTCATGCGCTCCACGCCCCTGGATCAATGTATCATAAAATTCCCGATCTGCCCCGAATTGTGCAAGCTCATCAAATATTAAAACAGCAGGTGAAATACCATGTTTTGACCGGGATTCACTGGATAAAGCCTTGTATAACGAGCCGTTTGTCTTGGATTCGATTTCTTTAGTGGCCATTCTGATGTTGAGAAGGTCTGAAAGCTCCTCATCCATCTCGATCATTTGTCGCATGTATCGGAATGTCAAGGCTGCCTGGTCACGCTCATATGCTGCGCTGTAAATCTGCTCATTTCGCTTTGCTTCTGGCCCTATCAGGTGTCCAAGGGCAATGGCTGAGATAATTGGAGTTTTGCCTTGCTTTTTGGCCACGCTGTAGATTGCTTTTCTGACCACACGGATACCAGATTTATTAACAGGGCCGTAAACGTCTTTTATGATGGGTTTTTGCCAATCACGCAGGCGGAACGGCTGGCCCTGGTGCATACCTTCAGGGATTCTCAGGGTTTGAATGAAATCAATCATCCTTTGGGCTCTGGCTGTGTCTATGTATGTTTGCAAGGGTTAATCCTGTCTCTGGTTTCGCGAAACAGAGCCTTCAACATCAATTATTCCCCATCTAATTTCTTCCAATTTTTCCAAAATTGCAAACAATAGATTTGATTCAACAGAGCATGATGTTATAAACCCTGTTTGATTATTTCCAATTACTATTTTGTTATTATCTTCTTTTTTTATTTCCATCAAATCACCCCTTAAAAATTAATCCCTCACGTTTTGACTTCGGTTTTGATGATTCCCCGGCGACCCCCTTAGCTACAGTTGTGGCATTGACAGTGATTCCAAGCTTTGTTCCGAGCTGCGCCATGGCTGAAAGGCATTTGATGCGGATTCCAACCCATGGGGATTCTTTCTCTATCCCGGTTTTTAAATTTGTCACCACAGGGTTTTTATCTGCCTTTTTTATGGCTCGGTCATGGAGCGCCTCTGCCTCACAATATGCCCGGAGCATGCCGTAGTGCTGTGGTTTGAAATGATCTGGATGGTATGATCCAACTATCCTGGTCCATATGACACATGCCGGTTTTGTCATGCCGGGCATGGGTGATTTGCGTTTGCTTGTTGGTGCCGGCAAGATTCTCAAGCCGGTTGGTTTCGGGCCTCGGTCTCCCATAAATCAATCCTCCCCATATTGACATTTTTCTGTTGCAATATCAAAAAACTCGCATATACTGCCATCTTGTCCGTTGATTGTTGCCTGTGGACAGAAACAGATGTTTTGAATTTCTGATAAACGCCTCCCACAATTTTTACAAAAATTACCGGTTGTCATCCCATCGAAACACTCTGGACAAAATTCTGTTTTTTTATTTTCCACAATTACCTCCTGTTTTGAATCATAACCGGAATATTTATTTCTTTTATGCTTTTTATTTTTTGGCCATGGTTCCATTCCCAATATTGATTATTATCTGATTTTAATATTTTTTCAACATGGGCATAGCTTTCAGCCACTACATAAATAGTTTTCAAAGCAGCATAGATTGAACCACTTTGTATTTCTGTTTCAAATAAAAACATTTTTACCTCCTGTGTATTTAATATAATCCAAACCGTCCAGCTTTTCTCCTGGCTAATTCTTCAACGCAAAGCTCCCTGGTTTTATCGTCCCAGTCACAATTTTTTTCAACCCATTCTAAATAATCTTCTTCCACAAATCTGATATAACAACCCTTAAATTTGCCCCATGGCATTTTTACTTCTCCTTTGATATCCATCTGTTTACCCTCTAAATTTATGGTTTACTAAAATCGAGAC